GCTACCGGTGCCGGACCATCACAAACTACTGCGATTACCGTCGAAATCTTCGATATGACTCTTCGCGTTGTTTCTTAGGCTGATATTCTATGCAGAACTCTGCAACGTCTGTAGGTCTAATTCTCGGACTGCTGTGCTTGTAGTATACGGCGCGCACCCTCACAGAAGTGAGGGTGCGCTTTTGGTCTACTGCTGAAAGTTGCGAGCAGCCAGGGAATAAAGGACTTCGCAGATTACGGAGTACTCGTTGTATTCAGGCAGCGCGCCTTCTTCTGCTTCAAGCGGGGCCTTTGATTGCGCGAAACTCATTGCTCGTCAGTATTCAGTGACATTCCGTAGCCCTCACAGAAGTGAGGGTGCGCCTCCTGACCCCCTGTAGGGTTCGCTCCGGACTAAACCTTGAAAGCAGACTTTGGTCATCGAAACCGACCTGAGTCTGCTGCATGCCAGCCCCAACTACCCGCACCGACAACTGGGCCAAGGGCGCGAACAACATCGCGAAACCTGAGCGGCTGCCTGCTGGGTTCGTGCGTGAGTTGGTGAACCTCGACCCTACCGAGGGTGGCCAGCTTGAAATGCGTGCGAGCACACGCGCATGGCTGTCTCGCTGCCGGGGCGGGTCGTGTACGTCGAGAGCGGCGATATCGGCTGCTACCACGCCGATTCCGACTCAAGCCAGGTGATTGGCAGCATGGCTGCTGATGGTGACATTGCTGGTGCTGTCATCAATGGCCAGGTCTATCTGAGCGGTGCGTTCGACAGTTTGCGAACGGACGGCAGAGAGGTTAAGCCATGGGCGGTGCCGGCGCCAGGGTTCGACGTTGAGTTGATCGCGGGCGCGCTGCCAGCGGGAATCTACAAGGTTGCTGTCACAGCGTTCGGCGCCGACGGCGAAGAGTCTGGTGTCTAGCCTGTCATATTCAGGCTCGCGGAAGGGCAGGCCATTCGCGTGATCAGTGATGACGCCAGGCCTCTAAGGGTCTACCTCAGCCCTGCCAACGGCGCGACTCTATACAGTCAGGGCCCGCTGATTGGCGGTGCAATGGCCGTTACTGGAGTCGATGACCAGACCGCAAGGCTCACTACTTCAGGGCTTGTGCCGTTACCTGCCTGCTCAATGCTGGCCGCATTCCATTCTCTGCTCGTTGGCGTGTGCGGCAACTACGTGGTTTTCACGGCTCCGATGACCCCGCACCTGATGGACCCGGTCACAGGGTTTTTGCAGTACCCGGAGCCACCGACCGTCATAGCCCCGACCGAGGGCGGTGTCTATGTGGTTGCTGACCGCACCTACTTTGTCACCGGACTCGATACCGGCACGCCGAGACAGGTGCCTGTGCTCGATTTGAAGGCTGTGCGCGGGTCTGCTGCACGCCTTCCGGATAAGCGAGTTGCTTGGTTCACCCGATACGGGATGGCGATCGGCAACTCGGCCGGCGAGATCTCCCTACCTAACCGCCAGACCTACGCGCCCGACATTGCGTGCTCGGGGGCTGCTGGCGTGCTTGAAAACAACGGCATTCCGATGGTGGTGACCACCATGCGTGGAGAAGCCAAACCGAACAACCTCGCCACGGGCGACTTTGCTGATCTGGAGATAGGCGATGCACTCTGACCATTTGAAAGTACTGGGCTTTCGCCATGAGCTGGAGCTCTACGACAAGGAAACCGGTCTGCTGGTTGCCCGTGAGGTGAAGTACAACCGTATTCCGCAGGCTGGTATCGATTTCCTCATTCAGACCCCGTTCGGCGACGTTGCCCCGGTACCGAACTTCTACTGCGGCCTGTTCCGAAACAACTTCCTCGCCGACGCGAATACCTCGGCCGCGGACATTCCTGCGGTGATGGGGGAGTTCGTTGAGTACAGCGAAGCCACTCGACCGATCTGGCAGCGTAGCTACAACGGTGCTGGTACTTACGACAACGTCGATGCCAAAGCCGTCTTCACGCCGACCGCCGACCGCACTGTCTACGGCTCGTTCATCGTTTCTAACCCCACCAAGGGCGCCAACTCAGGGCTGCTGCTGTCGGTTGTCCGCTTCTCTACCGCCAAACAACTGTCTGTTGGGCTCGAAGCCAAGCTGGTGTGCGGGCTTACCTACATTCCCACCAACGTGATCTAGGAGAACGATCATGATCAAGCTCAGTACCGGATTGCGCCAGGCGCTTGCAATCACTGGATCGCTCAAGGAAACCTTGGACGGTGGCCTAATCCGAATCTACTCGGGGGCTATTCCAGCATCCGCTGATGCGGCTCTCGGCGGTGCCGTGTTGCTCAACGAAATCAGTGCTGGGGGTAGCGGCACGCCGGTCACCTTCGAGGCGACTGCGCCCGGTGGAATTTTGGTGAAGAACGTCGCCGAGACCTGGGTTGGTACCAATGCTGCTGATGGTACTCCTACCTTCTTTCGCTATGTGTTGAGTGGCGATGCAGGTGATGCCAGTGCTTCTGCTGTTCGCTTCCAAGGTTCGGCGGGGGTTCTTGGGAGTGACATGTTTATTGCCACGCTGCCACTGGTGAACGGCCAGCCGCTTTCGTTCGAACTGTTCCAGCTCGCCATTCCGGAGCAGTAATGGGAAATCGTCTGGCCAGGACGCAGAAGCTGATTTATGTGCCGGCCGTTCTTCCTGTGCCAGGGAGAGCGGCATTCTGCGTTGGCGGCTCGACACAGCGTTCTTTCGCATTCGCCAGTGGCAGCAGTGGTGGATCTGGGAAGGCGGTATCGCCATATGTGACGCTGCCAACCAGTAACTATACGTCGAGCGGGCAACTGAATATCCCAAGTGGGATTTACAATCAGCTGGCCGCCGGTGCCTCAAGCGTAAGTGGGCAATCCGGTTACAGCCCCTACACACCTACAAAGGTTGGCGACCAAGTCTGCTATCCGGCTATTCCGGCAGTGCCTGGCTCACCGTCACGCTACGATTACGGAAACAACACCGGATGGAGCGCAGGCGCTCGCAGCCTGGCCCAGGTTCCCGCGATCGGGTTCTTTCGTGGGATGCTACCGCGGTCGCCGGTTGGTGTGCAGATCGGGTTCAGCCGTCGAACCTACGAGCCTGTTATCGGCGCGATGACGCATAGCCTGGTTGCCAGGCGAGACGAGTACACCATTGTCGAGAGCGGCATTGCGGTATACGGACCGCAGCCGCTTCCAGCCCAAGCCATTGTCGAGGTCAAGCGTTTTAACGGCGCCGTGACCTACAGCGTCAACGGGGCGCAGGTCTACGCATCGGCGGTGCCTTCTTCTGGGGAGATTTACGGCGGGGCATTGCTGTACAGCGTTGGTGATTATGTCGACTCACCAGAGATCGCTGCATCCGAATCTCCGATATCGTTTGAGTGCGACATTATCAGGCTGGTGGCTGCGATCAGTGAAACTGCCGACTACACGGCAGTCGATATCCGTATGCCTCGTATCAGGCTGGAGGCAACGGCGGTTGCAGTGACTGGGTCGATTCGCTTCGAGGCTGAACTGCCAGGGCTGATCGCTGCTATCGGAACTGAGTCGAGTGCGCAGTGGGTGAAGTCGGAACTACCGGCAATATCGCTCAGCGCGAGGCTGGGAAGTGTCGAAGAACTCCTGACCAGTTTCATTGGGCTGACACCGCCGGTCCTGTGTAGCGCTGTTGGCGCTCAGGGAGAGGCGCTGCGTTTTTCCGCAGAGCTTCCGGTTCGATCTGCCATCGGTGAGCAGCCATTCAATCTGGTGGCGGTATCGATGCCGTGCATACCCGTCATGTATACCCAGGTACCGTATCTGGATGCAGGGGTATACGACGGCAGCGACGCCATAATCGCGACCGAACTACACGTGCTTGAGAGCGCGCTGCTGTTGGTAGCTCTGGATTCGCTCGAAGCTGCCGGCAGTGCGGACATGATCATCGTCCTCGAGATGGCTGCCGAGGACGGCATTTCGTTTGCTGATGACGCGCAGATTGGCTCGATCATAGAAATGATCGCCATGGAGCGCGTTGCGGTGCTGTCCAGATCCTTTGCTGCTCACCAGCAGGCCCTGCAGTACGCGGTCAATTTCATGACCGGCGCGCTGACCCCCTATCGCGACTTCGATTTTCTCGGTTTCACCTATGACGATGGCCAAGCATATGCCTGGCGCAAGGATGGGCTGTACCGCCTGGGCGGTGAAAGCGAAGAAGTGATCAGTGCTCTGGTTGACTTCGGCGCATCCGACTATGGCGATGCTCACCTGAAGCGCATGGCCATGGCTTTCGTTGGGGTGCGTACCGATGGCGAGTGCTACCTGAGACTGTGCGCTGATGATGGGCCGGAG